AATTCATACCTGCACTGGAACTATTTTTTAGAATCTTGATTTTGATTAGTCGGCGGTATTCTCCATCAGATAATACACGGGTTCCAAACAAGGGGTCTGTTGTTCCCTTCCAAGGACCATACACACGATCTGTATCAGCAACACTCTTATAAGGAGACGCGCCTGTTGCCCCATTAAAACCAAAGTATTGAATAATACCTGAATCAAATAGTGTTCTAGGTTGCCCTACAATGTCACCAATCACTTCAAGCTGTGCGCCAGAAGAATTATCAATAGTACGCTTCTGCATCAAATCCTTGATAACAGATTCAAGCTCAGTCTTACCGACCGTCATCACCTGCAAGTAACGATCAAGGACATCCTTATCCTTGAACTGCTGTGTAATTCTTTCGCGTGATTGCTCTAAGAAATCTGAGTCTTTGTATGGATTCACCTCACCTTCATAATAAAGAATGCTATCAGTTTCATCATTCATGTCACATTAACCTCTATATTACCCAACTCCAATTTCAGAAGTTGATCGTAGTTAATAGAAATGTTTGAAGTGGAGGCGGGGCTAGGTGAAGTGTCAATAAACAGCTGATCTACAAAATGTCCGGGAACAGAGTTGATTGGTGTATAGAGACGACTGTAACGCAAATCTTCACCAAGTCTAGTCTGCTCAGTGATGTATTGAGACAACGCTGCTTTGATACGCTCAGGGCCGTCTGAAGGGAATTCATCGTCTGTTGTGATTGTCACAGAAACATACAGATCAATAAATTCAGGACGCTCGAAATAAACCAACGTTTGGTCGCCTAGAATGTTATCAATGACAACACTGATATTTCCTGACGTAGCAATACCAGCTGGCTTATTACGCCAAATAGCATCACCAATTTCATCACGGATACCACCACGAATCAACACACGGAATGAGTGGGCAGGTAATCCTTTAGCGTCTGTTGTATCTGTCAGGTTCTCATAGATGCGTACATCTTGAACACCATCCAGAGACAGCAGTTCAGATTGTAGGGCGTCCAAGATGTTAGAACCACGCAGATACTTTGCTTCTGTAAATCGTCTACGGAGTTGTGCGTCTGTTTCTCTGAGACTACCTACAGTAGCTGGCGCAATCTGTTCAACACTATCCAACCCAAGAATCGGAGTGGTGATTGTATCAATTGTTCCAGTGTCTTGCTCTTTAGGGCCAGCTTCTTCAGCAACTACAGTAAGACCTTTGATTGACTTTACGTAGTAGAGATTACTAGACAATGAATACGTAGATTCTGTCACCTTATCATCAGCTATAATCTCAAGTGTATTACCAACCACTTCTGCCGTAAGGATAGAACCAATGTTGTTATTGATTGTATCCGCAAGTCCTTGTAGAATACCTAAACGAGTTGCTGAAGCGGTGGAGGTGTAGGTGAGATTGACAGTGTTGTTGTCATCTGAGTATGTTACAACATAATCTGTGCTATTTTGCACAAGCTGTGTGTCAATAACCACACCAACAACATCTTCATTGTTCAATGTGATTGATTGTGGGACAACAAAACGATAGTTTGTAAAGCTTGAGCTAACAAGACTGTTTCGTGTAATTGTTGTGTTGTAATCACCTCGGAACAGCATACGTGCTGTAGACGCTTGTTCTCCTTTGCGGATTAGACCAGACAATGCAACAAGATTATCCAGAGCAATCCCTTCCGCAGAATTAGGGTCAAATGCAGAGTAGACATCTTGAATAGCTTCCCACAATTCAGCCTCGCCTAGAGACACAACACCAATCAAACGTCCTAGTGTGCTTCCGCTACCTGTATCAAGCACATCACCTGTAGGAACAAGATCGCTAAATATTTCCGAAGCTTGCTGACGCAACCCTTCTCTTACTTGATTCAGCCTTTTTATCTCTAAACCTGTACTTGTAATACCTGCCATTATACACCCACCTCTACGTCTTCAATTTGTACTGTTGTCCCCTCTCGACTAATCACAGCAAAGCTGAGAACATATTGTCTATCTCTTGTAATCTCTGATTCAAACTGTGTGATACGAACTACATCTCCATCTTCGTTAATTAAATCACGGAAGATTGTATCAACAATTTGTTTGCTTCGACCTTTACCAAAGATTTCTTGGTAATAAGGTGTTCCGTATTCTGTGTTGTAAATCCACTCACCTTTAAATGTGAGTAGTTTAATTTTAAGACGCTGACGCAATCCCTCATCTACTGTAGGAGTTACGGGAGCATCACCGTTTACAAATTCAGCGTCATGTGTGTCTTCATTCAATAAAATATCCATCGCTCACGTTCCTATTAGTTTGGAGGGCTTGTTGTTCCACCACTGTCACCAGTGTGAGTGTGTGTACTCAGAGCAACACCACTTGCTGTCACTTCAGCACTTGTTGTAATATCTGAATTGGAAGTGATTGGTGCATTGATTGTCATTGGAGAGTCAAACGTAGCCGTAGCACCGCCTGACGCGCCACCTGACTGGCTAAACGTACCTGCTAGGTTGAATGTACCAGTCCAATTTGTAGTGGGACTAGAGACCTCTGTAGAGCCTCCTACGGTGACGTTTAGCGTAGTTGTTGTAATATCTGTGACAGAACCCACATCCATTGTCATATTGTTGCCAACATTTAGAGTCATATCGTTTGCACAATCAATGGTGAGGTTATTACACTCAATCAATCCATTATTAAACGTGGCGTAAAAATCTTGATTCGTCTTCACTTCAATATCACCACCTTCCTTCAGCCTCACTTCATTCTCCTGACCTGTCCCAAGATTATTCACAATCACTAAGTCTCTCGTAGAATGTGTCCACGTATGTTTGGCAGGATTGTTGATAGCATCTGAGAAAGAGAATAAGCCGGGAATAGCAATAGCATCTCGTATGGAGAATCTGCGTGTATCGTTTGGCTTATATGGCTTGGGATTTGTAGACGCTTTGAATTGATCCAGAGAGCGTTGTGAGAATACACACAACACTGTGTCACCAACATCAATGGGAAACGTCAAGGAAGCTTTCTTGCTGGATGGGAACATTACAGGAACATTTGTAATGACAGGGCGCTGCTTATCTTCTCCATCTGGTTTGACAGCATTCGGGAGGGGTTGCACATCAATACGCTGTTCGTGCAATTCTGTCTTAACAGCGACAACACGACAATTCAGTGCTGTATACATTGTAGCCGATTTGTAATCGAAGAATGCTTCTAGCGAATCTTCAAACGTTGCTTTCCTCATGTTCCCTCCTTAATCCTTGTATAACACACGCACTCCATTTCCCATGAATTGCCTCTGTAATCACCTTTATACGTCACCTCGTCCACTCTGTAGAACGCATCAATATTCTTATGCACCACTTTCACCAAACTCCCCGGCACCACTGTAGGGTTTATGAGGGCCTTGAAACGCAATCCTTTACGCTTTGCTGGATCGTCTTTTGATTGCCCTTCACTACCCTTGAATTGGTAAGGAGCATCAAGCAGACCAGTTTTTGCTGAAATGACAGGCGCAAGATTCTTGATTTCCGTATCAACAGTATCTACAGCATTGATGTAGAGAGCGTCGCCTTCAATCTTCCAATCAAGCTTGTAAGCATTGCACACCTGATCCAACATCTGTCTTGGTGTTCCTACAAGTGGGTAGCCATAAGTGATAATCTGAGAAAGTTGCTCTCCTTTATAAACACCCTTTGCAATAGATGTTTGCTTGCGGATTTTCTCAATACCGTCTTCTACAGTACCACCGTCAGGGATAAGCTCCGACATTAAGATATGATTCAAATCAGTGTAGCGAGGGGAAGCTGTTACTCTTGTTACTCTGTCTGTACCACGCTTCTGAGTTTCTTCTGTCGTAATATCGCCACGAAATATCTCAACCTGACGCGGCTTTTCTTCGCCGAGCACGGGATTTCCGATTACCGCATCGTGGAAAGCCTGGGGGCGACGGAAGGCGCGCCGGCGGCAGGTTCCGCCGAGGCGATTGTCGACATCACCTCGACGGGCGCAACGCTGGCGGCCAATAATCTGAAAGTGCTCGATGACGGGGTGATGCTGAAAAGCCAGGCGAACCTCGTTGCCTCGCTCACCGCCACCTGGTGCGACACGGCGCTGCAGGCGGCAACTCATGTGCTCGACATGATCACGGCGCGCACCGAGGCGCAGCGGATGAAGGAAATCCGTTTCGCCGCGCCCGCGCTCGATCAGACATTGGTGGATGAGCTGCTTGCCCGTTTCGACGTGCGTGTGCCGCAGGAAGCGCGCGCCGCTTTGCCGGGCAGCGGCGAGCTTGCCGCCTATTGCCCCTCGGCAAAGCTTTATGACGCCGTCAGCTATCTGCGCGAGAACGGCATCACCACCGTCACGGCGCGGGACGTGGATTATCTTTTCGAGCCGGAAAACGCGCTGCTAGCACGTCTCAAGGCCCGGCTCGGGAACTAGGTCGTTTACAAAAGTTACAGAATTTCTGTTCCTTTACAGAAGTTCTGTAACTTCTCTCACTTTAATAAGCTCTTGCCTCTATTGATTTTTCTCCACCGCGCGCGCAAATTCGCGCCGCCTTGTAAAGGAGGAAAGCATGAGCGCGCTGCTTGTTATTGCATTGGGGCTGGTCGTCGTGGCGACCGCCATCCTGTCGGGCATATTCGGCATGGCGGGCGGCATCGTGCTGATGGGCTTCCTCGTTTCCGTCCTGCCGGTGGGCGCGGCGATGATGCTGCACGGGGTGACGCAAGCCGCTTCCAATGGCTACCGCGCCTGGCTGAACCGGGCCCATATCCGCTGGGAAATTTTGGGCGTTTATGGCGCGGGCGCAGCAGTAGCGCTTGCCGGGCTCACCGCGCTGTCCTTCGTGCCGGACAGGGAGATCGTCTTTCTGGCGCTCGGCGCCGTGCCCTTCATCGCTGCGGTATTGCCCGAGCGTCTTGCTCTCGACATAACGAAAAAAGGCATGGCGGCCGCGGCGGGGTTTATCATTACCCTGATTAATCTTGTGGCCGGGGTGGCGGGGCCGCTTCTCGATGTGTTTTTCGTGCGCACTAGTCTTACCCGCCATGAGGTTGTCGCCTCCAAAGCGGTGACGCAGACGGTCAGCCATTTGCTCAAACTCGTCTATTTCGGTCTTCTCGTCCGCGAGACGGTGAGGATGGAAAGCGAGGGCGCGTCCGTTCCCTGGTGGGTTTTTCTCATGGTCGTGCCCCTTGCCATGCTGGGCACGACGCTCGGCAAGAAAGTGCTCGACCGGATGAGCGACACGAATTTCCGCAAATGGAGCCAATG